AGCATGGCTTGGCCAACATCTTTGCCCGTAAGCAATGCGCCAGCGCCAGACATAACTGAATTTTTAAATGCGCTAGATAAAACTCCGGAGTCATCAAGTGTGTTGAGGAACTTGGAGCTTTCCTTCATGACATCCATGCCGGGGAGATTAGCCATAGCGTAGCTAACCGCCGCACCTTTTACTGCGTCACCAACATCTTGACCGCTCAAGACATTCATTGCAAATCTTGCCGCAATCTGCTGGGGTATAGATAAACCGCCTGTAGCGATAGCCATACCAATTTGACCGGCAGGGCCAGCCATTTGCATGATCTGCGCTAGATCGTTGGAAGAAGCGCCTTGGGTATAAAAGACTGGAGTTCCATCAGGTTTAAACTGCACGCCGTAGCCGGTGTTGCCTTTGCCTGTAAACGTGCCGCCAAAGAAGTTGCCAGTCTGACGTTCACCGTAAGTGTTCTCTAATTCTTGGCCTGTTTCTTTGTTGTAGTACTTATTAACAACTCGTTCAGGTTCATTTAATCCTTCGCCATACATAGCAGGAATAACTTCCTGCTTAACACCAAGTTGTTTAATGTCAGTAATTCCTGCGTTGGCAAGAATCTTAGCCATGTCAGCGGCATTTTTTTCCGCCGAGCCAAACCCTTCACCAGTCCACTTGGAGGTGTTGCTGGATGCAAGGATCTGTTTAATTAAATTGTCTACGGCTGACATGTTTAAACCTTAACTTTCAAAACATTACCGGCAGAACTGTCTCTGTAAACATCACCTACCCTCAAGTCTGCGAGGTTGGCTTGTGTCGGGAATCTCTCAACGTCAATATTTAACTGAGCTACGCTAATTGGTTGAACGGCATTTAACTGTTGGAAGTACAAGTTAAGAATGTTCAACATCTGCGACATGAATGCAGGGTTGTATTCATTAGGAGCAACAGGGAGTCTAGGCGGTGATGCCTGAAACATACTCATGAGTTACCCCTTCTGCCGTCTTGACGGATGTCGATACGTGGGCTACCCAACTGCCACTGAGTGCCAATGGTGTTGGAGTCAATCTGCAAGATCATCTGACGGCCACGAACCCTTACATATACCTGACCAGTAAACTGTTCAATAACTGCGGTGGATGTGCGTGCAACGGTAGCGTTGCTGTTACCACCAGAAGATATTGGGTCGTTGTAACCTGAACCAGAGTTCTGCATTGGGATCAACGTCATGGTTACTTGCGGTGTGTTAGCCCCGGTAGAACCATTGAACGTGATGTCCGGCAGAATGCGCCAGACAAAACCAAAGTGATCGCCATCGTCAATATCAAACTCGGCAGAACCAATAGTTGCTGTGATAGCTGTAGTGGTGGCAGTTTCATTATTGTCTGTGCCATTCTCATGGTAGACAATGTTGTTAATACTAGTTGCCGCCATTGGGTAATCGCGCAGACCAGAGTCAAGCCAAGCTGTACGAACCATGTCGCCGTAGTACCAAGCACCTTCACCATTGTTTTCAACGTAGTTGTAGACTACATAACGGTCAATGGTGTTAGATCCTTCTGTGCAATAGAAGAACCAGACTTCGTTAAAGCCTTCATTGGTACTGGCAAAGAATTGATCTGACTGATCTAGGTTAATGTTTTGATAGATAAACTGACGCAGATCGCAACGCAATGTTTGGACGCGACCGTCGTATTTGTAGAACTTATCTACCCCCATCCAGTAAACAACACCCGATGCCAGAGCCACAGCGTTTGGCCCAGCAATAGAAATGTTGTCACCAAGAAGTTGGGTTCCCCAGATAACTGGTGGGCCAAGATACTGAAGTGAATAGATGGCGGAGTCAGTCAAAACCACAATCTCTTGACGAGCTTGGATAGCCGCAATAATCTCAGAGCCGTGCGATAACTGAACGCTACTTGCTTGATTGGTGGCCGCAGGAGTCCAAGTGGTTACTGATTCCTGATCCGACCAGCGAATTAACATTGGGTTTTGAGTGGAAGAACTATAGTCATCACACCCAAAAGCAAATACAAACCTGCTTGTATCCGATACAAACAAGAAGTTCATGACAGTTGGAACGTCTGCGTCAGCACCAACTAAACTAGAAACCAATACGCCACGGGTAGTTACACCTGAAGTGGCATCCCAGTAATACATTGGGCCACCACGGGGTGCAAAGATTAAGTCTTCACCAAAGTTAGACTGGCTCCAAATGCGGATAGCCACTGGAGTAGAACTACCAACACCCCAAGTACCCAAACCCCAACCGCCAGCACCCCATCCGACTAACGGTTCTTGAATATCTGGGCCTACATTAATCTGATAGGCGGCTACAACAGAAGCACCACCACCCGGAGAGCCGGAGGCATCAGTAGCGTTGGCTGTAGCAGATGCTGTAAACGTGTAAGTGTTGGCAGTAAGAACAGTTACTTGGTATTCTGCGTTTAAAACAGTTGCAGTAATATTCCCGCCAAGACCAACTGCACCGCTAAAAGTAACAAAGTCGCCAGTGATGCAACCATGAGCAGTATCAGTTACCGTAATAGTTCTTGAGCCGTTGGTAGCTACAAACGGGTTATTGTTAATCGTAGACGATGCACGAATCGGCGTAACATCGTAGTAATTACCACCCTGCTCAATGTAAAACTTTAAGTTAGTGCCCACTCCAAGCAGATTCTGCCCTGCCAAAGTAATCCAGTTCCACAAAGAACGGCATGTTCCAAGGAATGTATTGGCTGAAATGCGTGTCCAACCACCAATCTTTTCAGGTGTGCCCTGACGAAAACGCACTTTATCCGATACGTACCAGCCACCCTCGGTTGTATACCGGGTGTTTTCTCTGTTTACACCAGCTTTTAGCGTTAGTTTTTTGAGCGGCATCGGCAGTCCTACGAAAGAAACACGGCACGTTCGTCAATACGACGCTTCTGTAGCCCTTTGAGAATTTTACCCCCCGCCATGCAATACTTCAAGAGTTCTTGTGAAGCGCCTTCCATGTCGCCCCGCAGTACCTTTTGACGCAGTGTTGACCGTTGTAGTGTACCTAGACCAACATTGAAAGAAAAGGATACCAGCGCATCAAACTGTCCTTGAGTAAGAGGAACAGGACAATAAGTAGCCACTCCCTTCTCAAAGCGAGCAAGATCGGCCCTAAGTATCGCATCGACTTCCTCCATTGAATGTTTACGCATGGCTTCTGCGGGTGGTGTAAACGCATCCCGCTGGTCAATCTTTAGCTTACCTTGCTCTGGAAACATGACATGGCCCACACCAACAGTCCACAGCTTGGCTGGACATTTGTAGGGATTCTGCCTCACGCCCTCGTGATGGCGAATCATGTGTAGGCACTTGTCAGAGATCTTCATTTACCAAACGCCCGGCCACCAAAGTGGAAAGCAATGATGCTGGCAAACAACGCTTGGGTCTCAGAATCCCACAGCATTTCCAACAGATCATTAAATGGCACGCTCATGTAGTAGCCGTACCAGAAGCCTGCAACGTCCACAAACACCAGCAAAAAGAAGAATCCGTAAGTGATGACTGGGCGAACACTGGCACGCAGGTTCTTCATCCACTGGCTGGTTCCCTCGTTTAAACTTGCATCGTGGGCGTATATTGCCTGCATCTCTGCCTGCTGTGCGCCAATCAAAACCTGCTGAGTATTAGCCGCAGACTCGGTAGCCAACTGCTCAGACCGGATGTGTTCTACCCGTTCCTGTGCTTCAAACCCTAGTTTACGCATCTCAAGCTCACGCTGAATTTGCAACTGAGCAAGCGCCAGCTCATGGGCTTTGTCTTGTCTACCTTGGAAAAACTCCAGTAATTTGGGCAGACCGCCCATCAGGAATGAAATCAGGGTTGAGAGTAGTGTCAGCATTTGCCGTCCTTTTTAGTGTCTTCGTTCTGCATGAGCTTGATACCGGACAGGAATCCAATCATGCCGCCAATTAATGTGCTGAAAGCCGGGCTAATCATCTTGAAGATCTCGGCATTGTCCACTTCCTTGGCCCATAGCCCGAGCATAAAAGCTGTGACCATAGCCAACACGGAAATGCACAGTGTTGTACTGACCATTAGCGTGACGTAAAGCGTCAGCTTTTCCTTGGTGTCCCGCACCGGGTTCCTTGGTTGTCGTATTGGTTTTTGCATACGTCCTCACACCAACTTGTCAATCTCAGTATTTTGATTCACGATCTGAATATTGATAACCAACTGTTTCATTCTCATCTCGTAAATCTCCCATTCGTACTGGTGAAACTTCTTCAACCGTTCCGTAACCTGCGTTTGTAACGCCCGTTCAGCATCCAACCGCTTCACCCGCTTGGCAAACAAATCAGTTTGCGTTGGGTAAATACTTGGCTGAACTACGGGGAAATACTTATCAAAGCTGACCTTCACTTCTTTTCCCTTTCAACTGCTCGGGCGTAGTAATAAAGTACTTTGCTCCGTATTTCTGCGCTATCTGCCGCTCCAGCCCATTCGCCCAGATTGTTCCAAATTAACACTAACTGTTCCACACTGCAAAAGTCGCCATTTGTTGTAAGCCACTGCGATAACCTTTGATGCCGCTCCGATGGATTGTGTAATGTCCAAGCCAACCCATAGAAGTTTGAAATCTCGCACTGAGTTCTGGCACTTGCCCAGAAACCCCAACCTATAAGCAGTAACCAAAACCAGCGCATTCATCTTAAAACGTAATCGTCCCTGATGCTGTAAATTTGTAGTATCTGTATCCACCAGTAACCGTAATTGTTGGGGATCCTGTTGTGGCTGATGCGGCTGGGTATACGTCTGGATAGCGAAGAATTACCACACCCGATCCGCCAGTGCCTGCATTAGTACCACTGCCCGATCCGCCGCCGCCACCGCCAGTATTAACAGTTCCGTTAGTACCGCCTGAAGAGTTATCAGATCCAGCACCACCGCCGCCTGCGCCACCTGCCCCTGCTGTGCCACTGCCGTAATATCCACCGCCACCGCCACCTGCGTAGGAGGTTCCCAAACCCAACCAATTAATACCAGCGCCACCAGCACCACTTTGGCTTGAGCTTACAGGAACACCGCCAGCCGCAGTTGCGCCACCGCCACCGCCAGTTGGATAACTTGTATATGTTGTTGATCCATTACCTCCGGCATATCCTTGCACCGGTGATGTGGATGGTGTATTTCCAGCACCACCATAAGTTAAACCGTAACCCAAAGTCATGCCAGCGCCACCACCAGAACCGCCCGGCAAACCGTCGCCTCGGTCTGTCACGATAGGTGAATCAAATCCACCGCCACCGCCGCCACCTGCGGCAGTTATGCTTCCCAAAGAAGATGAACTACCGTCGTTACCTTGGTATGTGCCAATAGTTCCACCTGCGCCGACAGTAATTGAAAGTGTTTGAGATGGCGGTCTATAGCTTGATCCATAACGTACACCGCCTGCACCGCCACCACCGTGGAAACCACCACCACCACCGCCTACAACTAAGTAATCAATTGCCAAAGCGCCATAAACATTACCAGTATTTGTGCTTGGAAATGAGCGACCTGCGCCCCAGATAATACGAACAGCGCCAACAGAGCCATTTCCCCCAGCATTGCTACCTGTCATGCCTCCGCCGCCACCACCATAATTTCCACCAAGTCCAGTTCCATTTCCAGAACTACCACCTGTTGTTCCACCACTTCCACCACCACCACCACTAGATGAACCTGCGGCTCCATTGGAACCTAATCCTAATAATCCAGTACCACCGCCGCCAGCGCCACCATCGCCACCCCCACCACCACCGCCAGAACCAGCAGTAGATGCGCCGCTACTAGGGCCATAGCCACTGCCGCCAGTACCAGAGTAACCACCAGCGCCTCCACCACCAGAAGTGCCAGAAGAAGATGAACTACCGCCAGAACCACCAGCACCGCCACCATCACCACCCGAATAAGAACCACCAGATGCCGTACTTGCACGAATACCTGCACCGCCACCATTGGCAATAATGGTTGTATTAAAAGTTGAGTTACTACCGGCAGTTCCGTTATTTACGCCAATTGTCCCACCAACACCATTAGCGCCAACAACAACTGTGTAGGAATTACCCGGAACAACAGTAATGTTGTTTTTATAAACGAGTCCGCCACCGCCGCCGCCACCAGATGTTCCGGTTACATTGTTTGCAGAGCCACCGCCACCGCCCCCTACGCAAACCACAGCAACAGATGTAACTCCAGCAGGGGCGATCCATGTGTATGTTCCGGCAGTTGTAAAAGCCTCTTGCCCATAGACACTGGAATTGCCAGACAAAAGGCCAAAACCTTTAGCGCCTAAAGCTCCACGGGTGATTATGGTTGGCATGGATACCCCTTAAACAAACTGCGATTGAGAGGCTAAAACGGTAAATGTGGCACTGCCGGTCTTTATAACTGTGTATGAATACACATCAATTGAACTAGCATTACCTGAAGTTGGGGCTACCGAACCTTGCCATTTTGTGGTTACGCCGCTGGTAGTTCCGTCAACTTGGACTACGTTGTTGTAGTAGGCTGTTGAGCCGTTGGTTACCATGTGAACTACAGTAATGCACTGGCCGGTAGACAGCAAAGTGTTTAAAGTTACGGGTGTACTTGCCCCCGTCAGATTGATTGTCCAGTTTGCTGAAGAGTTGCTGGTGTAATACAAAACAGACTGGGTTGTAACGTAATAAGCAATCGTGCCTGTTGCCGCCGTAGCAGATACAGTAACCACTTCAGAGGCATTAGTTAAAAGCTCCGCCAGCGCTGTGGTTGAACCGGTTAAAGTTTGTTTTGCTGTAAATGTATTGGCAGTAGCCGTTCCGGGGACTGCCAAGTTTGTTCTTGCATCTGAAGCTGTAGCGCCACCCGTACCACCAGAAGCCACGGGTAAGGCAGTTCCAAGAGCCAAAGTGGACAGATAATCAATCTGATTTCCTACGTCCGTGCCGTTGTTATACACAACTGTGCGCTTGCCGTTTGGCACAGAAATACCAGTCTGACCTGACACTTTGACCGTTACAGCATACCCGCCAGACGAGTTATTGATAATGATGTAAGGCTTCTCAATGGCTGGGACATTGACCGTACCGGCGGCGCTCAGAGTGGCAGTAATGTTTAAACACAGCGCCCGAGCATCCTGAAGTGCGTTGGTATTAGACAGCGTAAGTGTTGCAACGTTGGAGGTAAAGTCACCTGTTTCCAGCGTGGCCATGCCCACAACAGCCTGCTCAATAGCGGTTCCAATATTGGTGTTTGTGGTTGCGCCCCAAGTACCGGACTGTTCGCCAGTGGCGATTAGCTCAAATTTGAGGTTGGAGTATGTGCTTGCCATAACAGTTCCTTGTTAATTGCTTTGATTGTATTCACTGGTCAGGAAATGCGCTAGTAGGTGGCGTGAAATTAGCCGTGTACCTAGCTACGCCTTTGGTAATTCGCAGGTCGTCCATATATGCATTGATGGCTTGACCAGAGTTACTTTGACCAATATAAACATTGCCGCTATTTGCAAAATTAGTTGAATTAGTGGCGCTTCCCACTTGGGTTCCGTTTTGGAATAACCGCAAAGTGGTTCCAGATCTTGTTGCCGCAACATGAGTCCATGTGGTTAAGCTAAGCGCAGAACTAGACGTTACAAAAACCGTTGTATTTAAATCTGTAATTGTTAGCACATTGGTTGTTGATTGAGTCTCAATCGTAAAACATGCGCCGCTGGTTCCAAGTTCTACAAATTTCTTAAACGAGCCGGTGTTTGCGTTTAGATAAATCCAAAATTCAACAGTAAAGTCTCCAGTACCAAATACTGTATTTGGTGTTCCTATGCCTTGTAATCCGTCTCCAGTCCCATCAAAATACATTGAGCCAGTGCCATACTTCTTAACACTTGTTGAAATCTGCGCATTACCCACAGTCACCCAGTCGGGCATCATGGAGTTGTCGTAAATACCTGCGTTGGTTCCAAGCAACAACAAAGACGTATTTGCAATGGCCGATAGCGGCGCAGTGGCTGGCGTAAAGTTGGATGTGTAAACAGCCGCTTTGGTTACACGGGCATTAGAAATGTACCCGTTGGCAAAAAGAATACTGCCACGATAAGAACCGATTAAAGAGTGTGTTGTTGGTGTGATAGCTCCAGAATCCGTTGTAGTACCAACACTTGATCCGTTTACATATCCGGTAATGGTTGAGCCGTTACGAACCAATGCAATGTGTGTCCAAGTATTAAGCGGCACAAACCCACCAGAATTAGAAATGGTATTGTTTGTTTCCCAACCTAATTGTTGGCTTGTGTTAACAGAAACGGCTAACTCATCCAATGCACCCCCACTGACCGACCCATAAAAAATCAAATTGGTAGTTGCAACGGATTGAATATACACCCAAGCCTCACAAGTAAATGCGCCAGTGCCAAAGTCATATGCGGCCAATGGCACAGTCAAATAATCCGTGCTTCCATTGAAGTACATGGATCCACCAATCACACTTGTGGAGTAAGCAGATGCAGGATTAAATGGGCTAAAGCGTTGGACGCTTGGAGTACCCGTGTAAATTGATTCTGGGAAAGCGTTGCTTGAATTATCAAGAAAACGATTTGATTGAGCCGTAAGTAACACAGTCCCACTTACTGCCGTTAATGGCGTTGTACTTGGGGTAAATGTGGTTGTGTACAAAACAGAACCATTTACAACCCTAAAATTACTTGTATACCCCGTATACAAATTGGCGTAGTTTTCTTCAGAACCAAGCAACGCATTTACAGTGTTTGTCACACCATTTGATACACCGGCAAGGGTGGCATCAGAAACACCGTTTACGTATAACGTAAAAGTAGAGCCAGATCTGGTGACCGCAATGTGAGTCCATGTGTTTAAAGGTGCGGATGTAGCTGAAGTAATTGTTGGGAAAGAACCTGAACCATACCAAAACAAAACTTTGTTAGACGAGTTGTATGAAAAGTTCCACCCATTGTTTCCGCCGTTTGTTCGGCAACAAGCAATACCACCCCTAGAGCCGGGGGTTGCGGTTGGGAAAATCCAAGTTTCAAGCGTAAAGTCGCCTTGGGTTATATTTGAAATTGCACCACTTGATTGTGCAATCTGAATTACGCTTGATCCAGTAAAATAGTTTGACCAGTTTGATCCGAACGGTGTAAACGTGCCTTGGGTAGTACTACCGCTACGAGTGATGCTGTATGCGTTTGTAGATGAATCAATGAACGTATTGTTCTGTGCGGCGTTTGTGCCATCACCATGAAGAAGTGTGATTACGTACTCAAAATATGGATCTATGGTTGGCGGTGTTGGCCAAATGCCCTGCTTAGTGTAATAAGCGGCTTGCTCAAGCGTCCACATCCCCGGGGCCGAACTTGTTGTCGGTGTCGTTGGATTTTTAATAATAAACCCGCCGGGGTATTGTTTAGACATTAGGAACCCTCAATAGAATCAGCGCCAGTTGTTACCGTGCTACCGTCAGTAATCCATAAACAAGTCTCTTCGTTTAAAGTCCAAGACTCGTCAAGTTTTGGTGGGATAAACGCATCCCGCTGTTCATCGTATGTATACCCAACCCCTGCGTAGTTTTTACGCAACGGTCTACCTTCTGGGTGTTCGCCACCACGGGTGTTGTAAGAAGTCTGCACCCAGCCTGTACCGAACAAACCAGAATCAATAACGTCCTGCTCGGCCACAATGACCTGCGTAACGATACCGTTTTCTACTTTTGCGAAATGACTCATGTTTTACCTCAGAATGTAATTGAACCAGAGGCGGTAAATCTGTAAATACGATAGCCGCCAGTTGTGGTTACTGTTGGAGATCCTGTAGTGGATGTTGCCAATGAATATGTATCAGGATAACGCAAAATCACTACACCTGAACCTCCGGCACCGCCGCCAGATGTTGAACCGCCATTGCCACCGCCACCACCACCCCCGCCACCAGAATTGGCTCCACCAGCACCACCAGCACCAGTAGATGCACTGCCTGCATTACCGCCATTTGATCCGCCTGTTCCGGGTGTGTGGGATCCAGAACTGTTTAAATACAATCCACCACCACCGCCGCCACCGGCTCCACCATTACCCCCCGAATCGCTTCTCGCGGAATCAGCGCCGCCACCGCCACCCCCGCCACCAGAGTAATAAAGAGAAGTTCCAGAAATATCATATTGACGGCCTATGCCGCCTGCTCCACCAGCACCTAATGAGCTGTTTGTTGTTCCGTTTGTGCCAACTGCTCCAGCTCCGCCACCACCAGCGGCGGCATACGCTCCAGACTGCAAAGTGCCGTTACCACCGGCAAAACCATAACCAGTTGCACCGCCTGTGCTAGTTTGCGTGGCCGCCGCGCCAGTCTGGTATGTAGAATAAGTACCACCACCCCCAGAACCACCAGAACCAGCCGCTGAAGCGCTAGAGCCTCCGCCACCACCATTAGATGTTATAGTGTCAAAAACGCTGTTGCTTCCTGCGCCACCATTCCCATTAGCTGTTGTGCCTGCACCACCAGCGCCAACCGTTACGGTGTATGAAGTTCCACTAGAAACTGATCTACTAGTTTGATAACTTAAACCACCCGCTCCGCCGCCGCCTGCAATAAAAAATCCGCCGCCACCACCCCCAGCTACAACAAGAACATCAATTGAGGGAGGAGGAGTAACAACAACCGCCCAAGTGCCAGCCGCGACAGCCTGCATCTGTTGAGTACGAGTCCACATCCCTGAGTAATTAGGCATTTTCTATCCGTCCGGGAATTGGGCAGTTGGAACGCCGCCGACAACAGTAACACCAGCCAACGCAGATGTAATTGAGCTTGGGTATCTGGCAACCCCGTAAGTTACACGAAGCTCATCAACATACCCGTTCATGGCGTATTCGCCATTGGAATATGCAAGGCCAACCTGAATTTGGTTTTTATTGATATTGTCTGTTACACCAGAACCAGAAGCAAACAAAGAACCATCGAGGTAAATTCTCCAGTTTCCACTGCCATCCCTTTGAACAACAACGTAATGCCAAGAGCCGTCAATTAGTGTTGTACGCCATCCTGCGGCATCATAGATAAGTGATACTGATGAACTTCCATTGCCAATTTGTACGCCACGAGCGGTAACTTGAACACCCACATTTGCAGAGCGATCAGTAGTTGAAACAATTCCGCCTTCACTAGCCCTTGGTGTACTTGTGACAATACAGAAAAATTCAATCGTAAAAGCGCCTGTACCAAAGTTAAAGCTGTTTGAAGCTGGCGCACTGTTGTACCAATAATATGCTGGAGCAGATCCGCTATTGCCTGTGTTTTTAAAGCTACCACCACCAAACTTAAATACGGATGTGTCAATGGTTGCGTTTGTAGCAGTTGCTGTAAGCGTATTACCTTTTGTGCTTGAGTCTGCGCCGTTGGTGTTGCCATGTACAAGCAATGTTACATTTGCCCAATACGGGTCGCCAGCCGCTGGGGTTGCGCTATTACTTGCGGCGCTTGCTGGGCTATTTCCATAAACGTTGTTAGCAAACACGGTAAACGTGTACGCAGTGCCATTGGTCAAGCCACTGACTGTAATTGGTGAAGATGCTCCAGTTCCAATAAAATTACCGGGAGAAGAAACAACTGTGTAACTTGTAATCGCTCCCCCACCAATATTTGATGGGGCGGTAAAAGCTACCGAAGCACTTGCGATACCTGCTGTTGCAGTTCCAATTGTAGGAGCGTTAGGAGCCAGCAACCCATTAAAGGTTGTTGTAATAATCCCACCTTGGTAGCGAAGCGACATTAGCTCATGTCCTCGTAGCTGATGCTGTATGTGATACCGTTTGCTGTACCTGAAGTCACACTAATTGATGTGCCTTCTTGCAGGTAAATGGACGTTGTTTTGTCCACAACAATTAAAGAAGCCAACGCTGGGACTGAGATTGCCGAAGCAATTGGGTAAGCCGTACCGCCTGATGGGGCAGAACCTTGAGCCACAGCGCCATTGGTATAAATTGAAACCGTTGCTGATACAGCCGCAGAGCCATTGACGTTGGCCGCCACGATCTGATTGATTTTAAACACTTTACCGGAAGAAGCCGCATTAGCCAGCAACACCACTGCGGTCGTACCTGACGGGGTAAAGTAAGTTGTTGTGCCGTATGCCGTGGTTGCGGCCAGAATATTTGGATTTGCCATTTCGTTTCCTTATAGGCCGAAGATCAATGAAATAACTGTGGCTTTTGCCTGAGTTGCGCCAGCAGATGGTGTAGACCAAACAATAGATGATCCGTTCCAAGAAAGTACGTCACCGCCTGTAGCGGGGGCCGCAACAAAACCTGTAGCTCCTGCACCCGTCTGGTATGCAATTCTATTAGCCGCACCGCCTGCCAAGTTTGTAGAAGTAGTAGCCGTGGTTGCTGAACCCACTGATAGAGTGCTTTGTGCCACATAGGTTGGAGCCGATGCGCCTGCGGCCAACACATATCCGTTTGTGCCCAGCGTCAGTTTAGACAGCACACCAGAAGCAGACGCATACAAGATGTCGCCTGTAGTGTAGGAGCCGATATTAGTACCGCCTTGAGCTACCGCCAAAGTTCCAGACGTAACCTGTGATGCGGCAATAGCAATAGATGTATTGGTGACGCTTGTAACTTGCCCTTGGGCGTTAGTAACAAAAACCGGAACAGCCGAAGCAGAGCCGTATGTACCAGCAGTGCCAATGTTGGCGATGTTAAATGTGTAGGAGGGAGACTCACTCAGCCCTGTGCCAGCCGTGTATGTAATTGGCGCGGCGAACTGCTGGAAGACAAGCGCTGTTGTGCCAACTGTAATAGGAGGAGGAGTCTGCTGAACCCAAGCTGTATTAACGTTGACCGTACCGCTAGTGACTAAAAAGAAGTCACCCTCGTCAATTTGGTCAACCCCAGTTCCGGCGGTGTCAAAGTCGGTGGCACGGGTCAAAATGTACGGTGTACCGGCAGAACCAACTTGCGTTACCGTGTAAACACCATTGTTTGCGCCAGCCGCTTCGTTCTTAACCAAAATACGGTTTCCAACGACAGTAAGCGTTGAGTCAACAGACAAAGCGCCGTTGGCATTTGCTGTAAGTGTTGCGCCTACACCGGATGTTCCATTGTTGTATGTATTAGCTGGCAAAGCAGTGGTCGTTGCCAAATCTACAGCTTCATGGAAGTGAATGCCGGATGCAATAGCGTCAGCGTACTGTTTGTTAACAATGTCTGTGTTGTTAACTGGAGCCGTAGAAATAGTACCGGTAGTCAGAGCCGCAGATGTAGCTGTAATTGCACCAAAGGACTGCTGAACAACAACGTTGGAAGCGTCTTCATAGACTGACTTCTCAGACGGGTACGTTACAAATACATCCTTGGAATTGGACGAGAACGTAACCAAGGAACCACTGTTGCTGGAAGACAGCACGGTGTCGCGGGACAGTGTAGTACCAGAAGATGTGTACGTACCAATACCTACTTCCCATGTACCCGCTGTAGAGTCAACGATGGCGTAGTAAGTGGTGTTGCCGTTACCAACAGCCGCAAAAGACTGAAAGCCTGCGGATGCCCCCGCAAGGGTCAATGTGCCTGTCCCGGCAGTAGTGGACGTTTCTTTTACACGGTCTTTTAGAACGAGGGCCATTTGTATTCCTTACGACGGCAGGTCATCCCAACCGGGTGTCTGGGCATCATTAATATCTATCCAAGATGGTGTTTGTGCGCTATTGATATTTTGCCAGTTTGGGTTCTGGCTGTCATCAATTACCGCCCAAACAAGTACGCCACCAATGTAAACATATAGTTGAATACCGGTCACTGAAGCATTGATTGTCGCAACAACTGTTGGCGTATCCGTGATTGTGGCTGTATCCGCAATACCTACACCAAAAGTAGCCACCGCCGCAAAAGTGTCCGAGCCTGTGGCAGTATCAGCAATATAAACATAGTACGTTGCCGCCGCATTAACAGAATCAGACAGTGTGGCAGTATCAGTTAACAATCCACCAAACGAATTTATTACTGTTTGGGAATCTGAAATTGTGGCTGTATCGGCAAATGCCACAGGCATGGACGACTCGCCAAGAGAGGCGAATGGTGCTTGGGCAAATGCGGCATATCCAAACACAGCCTGCCTTTAAGAAGCTGTCAGAGAGAATGTGTAGGTGACTGCCAAAGAGTCGCCAGTTGTCACAGACTTATCGCCACCAGTGAAGTCGCCTTCAGCAAACAAAACACCAGACGTACCGCTAGAAGCGTTGGTCACAAAAGCACCGGCAATAGTTGCCGATCCGGTCATGGTGAATGATGTTGCGCCTGTACCAACAGTCACAGAAGGTGTGGCAGTTGTAGGTGTACCAAAGCCAATAGACTTACGACTACCAGAGTAATCGGTGTTTTCAGTCCAACCAGCGTGGCTTGCTAATGTGTCACCTGCGGCATATGCAGTGCCAGAGCCGGGGCCAGTAATCAAACCAAAGTACAGAGCAGTTGTGTATCCAGAAGCATTAAAGAAGCTGGCGCTCATGTACTGCAAGCCTTGGCTAGGCACTAAGTTGTGGAATGTGTCTTCCCACTTAAAGTTGCCATTAGCATCATGGCAAGTAACGGTAAACACACCGCCAGCTTGCAGGGCATCATTTTCTTTTCCGGTTGTTGTAAGACTTGCGTCAAACTTGTCGGAGGCTTTGCCAAAATCAATACTCATGATGTGTCCTTACGAAATACGAACAATTGCGCTATTGGCATCGGGCGTTGGGAAGATGATTTGGAATGTGTCATTAGACACTGTTTTGTCTGCACCAAAGTCAAGCACGGCCACTGACTTATTGCCTTGAGTTGAGTTGTAAATCAAAGCCGCCCGAGCAGTGAACGTAGCGTTAGTCCAAGACGTATTGTTAAACGAAATGTACGCTGTTGAAATATTGCTGGAATTGTTGCCAGATGTTGGCGATGTGCCAATTACCAGAGTGTTGCCACCAGCCGTGTACCCAGTACCAGTCACTTCATTGGTAGTTGAGTAAATTGTAGTATCTGCGTTGATGTCAGCATTGGCCGTGTACAAAGCTACTTTAAACGTATTGGGTGATGTGGGGCCAAAGTTGTGAACCGCCTGAAGCAGTTGAACTTTGAACGAAGTGGTTGCGCCCTGAAGAATACTCATGATACTTGAACCCTAACTTGACCATCGCGGTAACTATCGGCGCGTTGCTTCCCGTCGCCCAAGTTCTTGAGCAGAGCAATAGCCTGAACGTACCTGTCTTGGTACAGCTTGACCATATCTGCTTCGCCCTTCATGTATGTGACGGCTTCACACATTGTTCCGTACAACAAAGCTGAATCAAAGTTATCACCCAGCCATGTTTGGCCAGCAGTCACAATGGATTCTGGAAAATAGTAGTAATGAAGTTCAGCCATGTAGCTGGCATCAGGTGTTGGGCCAAGCATGAATGAAAGCTCATTTGTAATTGTGCTTCCGTTTACGGTTGGGCCAAAGATTGCGTAATGCTTGGGTTTGCCTTGTGTTGATTGGTT